ATTGTAAGCAACACCCACGTCAGTATTTAATGCAGGTTTTTGAGCAAAGTATTCATCTAACACATACCTACTCGGTTCTCTAATAAAATGTCCTATTATTTGCGCTTTCTTTTTAAAAAGCCAGTTTCTATTTTCTAAAGTTGGTACTCCATGAGCCATAAATATCATCTCCGTTTTTTTTCTTTCCTTAATAGGGTAAAAATAAAATAATAAAAAAAAATAAAAGTGTTTTTACTCAAACACACCAGCATCGCATCTGCCAACTAATTCAACAACTCTAACACTATTAGAGTTAGCGGATTGAACTGTAACAGTAACTACACCAGCAGTCACGCTACACGTTGCAATATCAGTCACGATAATACTACCGCTTGTAGTATGCACCCAACTACGAATAGTAAGTAATCCAGTAGGACTAATCCCATACGAACCAAGGGTTACAGTAAAAGTGTCGTTTTCGTTAGCAGTATTCGGTGTTTGAAAAACTACCTTTTTAAGTTCAGCATTAGGTACTTCTTGCCAACTCTTAAGAATACTAGTTGCGGTCATTTTTACTCAAACGCCCCAGGCGTTGACCTTCCAACTATCTCAACCACTCTAACATCATTATCAGTTCCAGCAGCTATCGTTACAGTAAGCACACCAGCACTTACAGCACACGTATTAAGTTCAGTCGTAATCACACTACCACTAGCAGTATGCACCCAACTTTCAACACTCAATAAACCAGTAGCACTAATACCATAATCGCTTAAGGTAATTTCTAACGTGTCAGCCGCATCAGCCGTATTAGGAGTCTGAAATAAAACACGCTTTAATTCAGCATTAGGAAGTTCTTCCCAATACTTTAATATACTTGTTGCAGTCATTTTTCATTCACCTCAATTAAGCTAGACCGTATCTCATAACCATAGCACTCTCAAAATTAATAACTAGTGAGCCATACCATTTAATGAAATACTTTCTTGAATCATTGTTGATACCCATTTCCTGATAAGTCATATCTTGTAAGACAGCTAAGAAAATGTATCTTGTATCCACGTAAAAAATCCTTCTACTTGCAGCAGTTGTTGGAGCGTATCTGTCTTTAATAAATAATGCGCCATCAAAATAGAACGCGTCAGGGATTCCAAAATCCATGTTTGCAGGGATTTGACCATTAAATCTTAAGTAATCCTGCATTAGTCCTTTAATGTAATTCAGTGTTCTTCCATCCGTAACAACCAAATCAATAAGCCCGTTAGCCTCGAATGACGTGTTAAAATCAGTTCTTAACAAGTCCAACGTTATTTCATCACCACTATTATCTTCTGTATTAGTTGTTATGCTATCAATAAGACCATTAAAACCAGCAGCGTTAGTATCAGTATCACCGTTTATAATTTCGTTTTCTAAAGCCTCATTCATACTTGCCATTTTAACACGGACATCTTCACCAAACAAGTTAATGTAAGATGCGTTAGCACCAGCTAAAGCTGGGTTTGTGATTCGACCAACTCCATAGAGGTACTTCATGTCCACGTAACTTGTGCTTCTTGTATCAACGTTTTCACTAAGACTTGCATCATCTAACAAGAATTTAGCACCAGCTTTAGCACTAATAATATTGTAAACGTACTTTAAACTTCTACTAGCCCTTCTAGGTAATAATTTCACTAATGGCGTTTCCCTAATTGTCCTATCAACTATTGTAGGGTCAACGAAAGCCGGTTGAAGCCCGTAAGCTGTATAAGTTCCGCCACTTGTAGTATTGATACTAGGAGCTTTATTAAGCATCTTACCAATATTTTGTAGTCCAGTATCACAAGCTTCCTTACTTCCATTATACACTCTTTGCATACCAGGATAATAAAGTTGTCTGTCAACTATACCAGCTTTACCAAACATATTATCAAAATGAAAGTTAGCTTCGCTTTCACCCATTCCATCCATTCCTTTAAACATCATTCATCACCTTCTTTAATTTTATACTGTTTACTAAGCATACCCTCGAAAGTAATTGGGGCATCCTTGTTTTCTAAGCCTTTACTACTGTAATCACCAGTAGGCAAGTCAGTATTAGGGAGTTTACTTCCTTCACTAAACTTTTTAAGTTTTTCAACTTCCTTAATTAAACCAGCATTAGACTTTTTTTGTTCTTCCAAAACTTTTTCTGCTTCAACTTTAGCTTCTTCACTTTCAGTTTTTGCAGTTTCAACTTCAGTTTTTGCTTCTGTTGTTGCAGTTTCAACTTTACTTTCTGCTTCAGTAACTTTAGCTTCTGCTTCAGTTACTTTAACTTCTGCTTCTGCCAATTTCTCGTCAGCTTCCTTACTAACTTTATTAACAGCAACATCATAATCTTTTTGACTATATTTTAATTCATCACCCATAATTTCACCTTCTAACTTTTTATTATTTTTGCCATAACCAAAACTTTTAGCGATAGCAGTAAAACTAGCATTACGATTAGATTGAATAGGAACGATAGTAGCTTCAACAATTTCAGCCTTACTATAACCAACCCGTTTAATTCCATCAATTTCTTTTTCTATTTCCTCATGAACTATAGCACCTATACTAATGCCAACGTTTAATCCGTTATCTAACGCTTCCTCAACTTGCTTCTGAATTTGTTGAGCAAGAGGATTAGCTTCCTTACTAAAAAAGAAGGGTTCAGCAGTTAAAGCCGTGCTTTTCCCTTTACTAATCAATTTCTTGTTCTTCCAACCACCAACGAACTTTTCCATCTTATTCTCGTGATTCGCCAACATAGGCAAGTTTTCAGGAGTCTGACTCCAATCCCTAAGTAATTCTTCAGTCATGAACTCATCATCACGGTCAAGACTATCATCGCTTAAAATACCAATGAAATTACCGTTAGAATCCTTGTTAATCGGCATCCAAGCCTTAATCATCTTATCAGTTTTAACCATTTTATTTAATATTATAATGATTTTACGGTTTTATAACCATTTCGGTTTTTATTCTTCCAACTCGAACAATACACGACTCCTGCACGAAACGTGTGACGGAGGATGCATGAACTCACGACCATCCTTTAAACTAAACACTTCAGTTAAACCACGCTTTTGACCATTCAATTCCCGACACTCACTACTAGTACTATCATCAATGAAACTATCCCAAACTTTAAAACCCTTCAAACCACTACTCTTATAACCCTCCAACTTATACTTATTAAACAATCGCGTAGTCTCAGTACGAGCAATCATGTCAGCACGACCCTCACTAGCCTCACTACCAGTATATTGTTTGAAAGTTTCCTTAATCTCTTTCTTAACATCAACCACACTACTTCCTTCCTTCATGCTATCCCTTACAATATCCAATACTTTAGTGCTTAAATCCCTGCTCACTCCCTTGAGTCCAGGCCAGTACTCACCATTATCCAAAGTAAACCCATCAAGTTGCCTACTAGTCTCCTCATTCTTTTTATTCTCCCAATCAACACTAATATTCAAGTCAAGTTCTTCCTCTGCCTCATCCAAGCCATCACGCATTTTAAAACCAATAACCCTTTTTAAACCAGTAAAAAACTTGCTCGTATTAACAGTATTAAATAAGCCACTCATGAACTCCCCCAAACTCTTATCCACTTTAACCATTTTATTTAATTCAGTAGTTAAACTAGAATCCACGTAACCTAACACTTTCTTTTCCCAACCCTTAAAAATACTGGTTAAGAAAACATCATACTCACGACTTTCCTCAACCATTTCAGCCTCTTTAATTAACACACTTTTTTTCTTTTCACCATCTTTCTCCCCTTTAGTATCATTAGGTTTCACAGGTTGATTACCGAAAGGACTATCACCCTCAAACTGCATACTACCACTATTTTTACCCTTATGCTCATCACCACCCTCAACACTATCTTTTCCTTCCATACTCCTCACTTCATTAATACTATAAACTCCTTCTTTAAGCTTCCACTGCAATTGTTCATCCTTAATCCTTTCAGCCACATCATCTTCCGGAAACCATTTAAACTTAATCTTAGGCTTATCATCCAATAAAATCAATGGTAAAACCTCGTTATTAATTTTTTCTGCAATATGACTAAGGTACGGTTTAATAGCGTTCTTAACAGTAATCCTCTCTTGGCTTTCTCCCGTACTACGATTACTATTCTCGTAAAAACCCACTTCTTGCGGTGAAAGACCATAAGCACCAAATACTAAATGAAAATACCATTTTTGACCATCCAACCATTCCATATCACGATTACTCTTACTCAAATCATTAAATCCAACGTCAGGACTGTTCATGAACGCTAAAGCA